GAGGGCCTGAGATTACAGCCAGCAAACAGTCCATAGGGCCAACCGAACGGCCACGGCAGACTTTCACGCCACCTCCCTCCGCGCCATCTCACTGCGAAACTCTTTAATCAGCGCCTCGAACTTCTGCTGCGCCTGCTCGTTGTCTTTCAGCTCGCTACGAGATTTCACGCCGCACAGGCCGCGCACGATATTCGCCGCCTGCTTCGCATCGACGGTGTCCCAGACGTAGCCAGGGCGCTGCTCCAACCAGCGGTGAAAGTCCTCGCTGTTGCAGATGTAAACGGACTCGCGGACGTGGTTCATGATTGCAATTTACGCCGAGTGTTGATGTTAAAACGGTCTTTATGGTTGCCCTTCCACCGATCAGGCGTACACATGGTGCAACGCACAGAGCGGCGACATTTCTTGCGCTTGAATTTCACACCAACCTCCCCGGCCGCACGAACGGCTCGATAGAAATATCATCCAGACAAACTTCCTTCGGCGGCGCATTGATGATCAGCTCATGCTTGGTGCAAATCATTCTTTCGCCAAAATAGCCATATTCAATCCAGATAATATCTTTCGGATCAGGCTCAACGAATGCTACGTTTTTGCTCACAACAAATTCTCCTGCTGCGCGAGCAGCGATGGCTGCAAGCATTGCACTCGCAATTCCTGCGGCATGGGGAAGAATTCAATCTCAATGCCGTATGGCCCCTTGCGCTGCGCATAGCGCCATGCAATCGCTTCGCTGCCATCGTCGATCCCCAATCGCTGCGCAATACCATCTCGAATGCTCTTGCAGCTGCCCGCGAGATTATCATCATCGAGGGCGCGCGGTCCTATCCGGGTTATGCGCACCATCAAGGGAAGAATTGGCAGTGGAAGCTCAAATTTTTTCACGACATAGAACGCCGCCTCGCGCTGCTGTTTTGCGCTCTTTGCCCGCACACTCCAATGCACACGCTGGTTGAGCTTGGACTCCAGCTTCATACCATCGATGCGATAGGTGGCAAATGCGCGCGCGGGAGAGGTCATGTCAGAACTCCAGCATCGTGGCATGGCGGAGATCAAGCGCGCTAAACGGGCATGCCGCTATCCAGCCAAAACTACGAAAATAGATATCGACTCGATCTGATTGCCACCACGGAATCAATTCATGGGCATGCCGATAAAACAAATCCATCACTCATCCTCCCCGCACTGACTCAGCCAGCTGATGCCGGCCCAGATGCCGAGCACCAGCACCGCGCCGCAGATTAGGCCGCCGAAGAAGTTCATGGTTCAAGCTCCGGCGGCATTGATTTGCATCCAATAGACTCAGGCAAGTAAATCAATCCGCAGCCATCACAAAATACTTTCTGGATATATCGTCCGCTCCATGCGACAGCGCTGGCCGGCTGAACAAAACCGCCCTGATCAGTTACGATTTTTGGCGCATTGCAAACACGGCAATCGGCTTGAACATGCATCACCAAACCCCTCCCGCCACCGCGTGCACAGCCACCGCAGCCCAGCAAACTAGCGCCATCAGGAATACCACTTCGCCAATTGCGTTCGAACCATACGTGCGTTTCATGGGACCTCCGAAAAGTTTAGGGGCCAGAAATTCATGCGGCTGCCCCCGAGTGTTTGCGCTGCGCCTGAACGCCGGTGGTGGTCAGCTCGTAGTCGCCATCAGGCCGGCACCACCAGAGCTTGTACCAGTTGCCCCGGATGCAATTGCGAAAGGCTTTTCGCCAATCGCGGTACCGCTTGCCGCTGTCACTGCTGCGCTCAACGAACTCCCGCCACGCCAGGCGAAGAAACTCATGCGGTATCCCCGTTTCCTCGGCATAGGCAAATACCGGGTCGTTTTCAGGGATGGGTTTTTCAGTGTTGAGTTTGCAGTTTTCGAGAAAGGTTTTTATTTCGATTGGCCCAGACCGTTTCGAAGGAACGGGCGGGATGTCTTTTTCCTGTTCTTGATCCTGATCCTGATCCTGGCTTCGATGGGGCTCTGAAGGGGCTTCGCAGGGGCTATCGTTTTTTGCCAAATCCGCGAGCTGAAATTTTTCTCCATAAATGTTTAAAAACATTGATTTCAAAGGTGAATTTGGCATGCGCGCCACCTCTTTACGCAGCCCGATTACGCGCTTATCACCTGCCTTCAACCCCTCGCCGATCTGAAATGCCGCCATACGGACCACAAAGACGGTTTCAGTAGCTGATTCATACCTACAAAATCCCGCTTCGATGAGCCTTGCAAGGGCCTTCCCAGCCCCTTCGATGGGGATTCCTGTTTCGTGAGACATATATAAAATCGGGCAATGAAAGATGCCCGTCATATTCGAATGCGGCGATGTTATGAGATATAGCGCGAGGACCTGGGCCTCCGGATCGCCGCGCAGCAATTTGCCAGTTTCACCAATCCAAAATTTCGGAGAAACCACTCCATAATCACGCATCAGGCAGCCCTCTGATTTCGCAAAAGCGCCACAAAACGCTCGCCCTGATCCTGGGAATCTGCCTGCGCCAGGACGATATCGAATCTGGCGTTTTCTGGATGGGTCCATGCCTCGGCATTACGGCTGACAACTTCGCTGGCCGGCTTGCAGGAAATATTTCCTTCGGGATCAGAAACCACGAAAAATTGAGCGCTCATTCGTATTCGAACCCTCGACGACCGGATTTCGGGGCAGATGACGGCTCAGGCCTTACCCAGCCCGGAGCCAGATTGTCAAAGCGGCATTGCGCGAGGATGGCGGCCAAATAATCGGTGCCCGTTTCGCCGTTACGCTGCTTGGCGCAATGCACTTCGGCGATGCCCTTTTGTGGTGAATCGGCGTTGTAATACTCATCCCGATACAGCAGCCAAATGATGTCGGCATCCTGTTCAATGGCGCCGCTATCGCGCAGATCGGACATGACGGGGCGTTTGTCGTTGCGACTATCCACCTGGCGATTGAGTTGGGAGATGGCAATGACCGGGGCTCGCAGCTCTTTAGCCAACGCCTTGAGGCCGCGCGAGATCAAGCCGACCTCCAGGACGCGGGTTTCAGCCTTCGCTGTGGCCAGCTGCAAGTAATCCACCACCACCAGGCCGAGCGGCGCAATGCGATGCACCTTGCGGGCCGTGGCGCGCATTTGGGCAATGCTGAGCGAGGCGCGGTCATCGATGTACAGCGGGGCCTGCTTGATGCGACTGACGGTCGGGATGATTCGGCTGTCATACTCGATATCGCCAAAGACCTTGCCGGTGCGAATCAGATCGAAAGGAATCTTGCCCACGCTGGACGACATGCGATCGAGCAGCTGTTCGGCACTCATTTCCATCGAAAATACGAGGACTGGACGCTGTTGCTCGATCGCCACAGCCTCAACGATATTCATGGCCAGGGTGGTTTTACCGATGCTGGGACGCGCCGCGATAATGATCAGGTCACCCGGTGACAGGCCGTTGGTGCGCTTATCCAAGGCGGCGAAGCCGGTAGATAGCCCCACCAAGCCGTCGCATTGTGAGCGGCGCTCCCATTCATTGACGACACTCTTCAACCGCGCCCCGGCATGCAAATCCATATCGCCCTGCCCGGCATCGGTGAGTGAAATGATCTGTGCCTGCGCCTCATCGATCAGCTCGGCGGCCCGGCGATCGCCAGGGTTATAACCGGAATCCGCGACGGACTGCCCCACCATAATGAGATGGCGCAGGATGGCGCGCTCGCGCACCGCGGCGGCATAGGCGCGAATGTTGGCAACGCTGGGGGTATTTTTGGCCAGCTCGGCGAGATAGGCGAAACCGCCGGCCCTTTCCAGCTGATAAGTTTTTTCCAGCTCGTCGGCTACCGTCACGATATCGTGAGGCCGCGCCTGATCAGCGAGCCGGGCAATCTGCCCGAAAATAATGCGATGTTCCTGCCGGTAGAAATCCGCCTCAGTGAGGCTATCTGCGATGGTGTCGAAGCTGTTGGCCGCTATCAGCAGTCCGCCGATAACCGATTGCTCAGCCTCCAGCGAATGTGGAGGAATCTTGAGGCCTCCCAAATCGTATTCGTCGGGTACACCATCGAAGGGGCTCATTTGCGCCGCCCCGTCTGATGCAGTTGCGCCTGCAGCTGCTCGATCTGTTTCAGCAATTCGGCCTGATTTGGCTCGGCGAGAAATTTCTCCACCAGATACAGCAGCGGCTTTTTATCACCCGTCACGGCAATGTATTTTTCGAGGTCATCGAGCGTAAAACGGCGGGAATCATCGGGGTTTTGAGCCAGCTTGCGCGACAGATCCGACGGCGAATAATCCATGTCGGCTGCGATGGTCTTCTGCGGCCGGCCCAGCTGATGGACGCGCGCGGCGACGTATTCGCGGCATGTCGCATAGCTTTCAATGAGTCCTGTCTCGAAATTCAGGGTTAATTGCATTTTCTGTTTACCGTAGCTTCCTGTTATTTCCTGTAGGAATTTCAGTGAAATAAAAACGCATCAGGGCAATGAAAAAAGAGCCTCGCTGGTACGCTGGGCAGCTCTCACACCGACCCGCGAGCCAGGAGGCTCTCATGAAAAACAACGAAGACGGACCCACTCTGACGACATGGCTACTCGAACTCCGCACCGGCCAGCGCGCCATCACAGAGATTCTGTTCTGGCTGCAGCTATCGCAGGCCCTGGCAATTCTTCTGGCGCTTGCGGCCATACCGTACCTCGTCAATCCAGGCCTCAATCCGGGCCGTTTGGCGCTATCCCTCGCGGCTTCCGGCATTGGCACCTGCCTGTTTGCGATTGGCAAGGCGGCGCTGCATTACCGACAATTGCGCAATCCAAAGCGCAGCTAGGCCACCTTGCCCTTGCCAGACAGATCGCGCCGCTCATGTGCCCGGATGAACTGTCCATCCTCAGCAAATTCGAGATAGACCTGGCGGCCGGTGCGGATCATCTTCGATACCGCGGTCTGGTGAATGCCCAGGAGTTCGCCGGCCAAAGCCTGGCTATTGCCCTTGGTTTCGCAGAAATCTTTGATGTGAATGGTCTTCATCGAGTAACAATACCTCTGGCATTGGAGATTATCAAGCCTTCTGGTATTTGTCGAGTAACTTGACGCGGGATAC